CAAACACAACGGGCATATCGGCAAGTGCTATATCGGATATATGCACTGGAGCAAGAAAAAACCTTGATGTTGTGGAGTACAAGAAAATCTGCAACGCGCTTGATGTTCCTTACGAAACATTTTTAGAAGATTAAACAATGGAGCGCAAGGCATGAAACGCTTAACAATCACACAAGCAGCTAGGATGTTAAACGTATCCGAACAGTGTACCCGAATGATGATACAAGCCGGACAGATACCAGGGGCGAGTTATCACGGGGAAGGTCGAAAAACGTACTACATCACGGACGAACAAATTACAAATCTTATGAAAGGAGCAAAGGCATGAGTAAGGGGAGTAAACAGGTAATCGGGGCAGTTTTAACCACATTCGGTGGAGCAGGACTTGCGGAGATATCCACAAGCAATCACGGCTGTTTCTGGCTATGCGCAGTGATGTTTTCGGTTGGTTTAGCAATATGCCTTATGGGGTATTGCCATGAACAGTAATGAGCCATTCGTCAATTATGAATTGATAAAGCGGATAAGACGGGTCCGGGAGATTGATTTTGACAGAGACATTGCAGCCGATTCAGAGCAGGAAGAGCGGCATCTGTCGGAGCTTTCAAGAGTTATCGGAAACTTCACGGATCCGGAGAAAGCGGTTTGCCTAGTCACAATCTTGGAAGATGATCCGCTGTTGTTTTATCAAGTCGCAGTTGAGGACAGAGAATATTTAAGGAAGGGGAAAGAAAATGGACGCAAAAACACTGATTGAGTTATTGGAGAGCAGGAGAGCAATACTGAAGGAACATATCACTCTGGATAAGAATTGCTACAATGATCCGTTTCTGTCACAGCACAGTAGAGGCAGAGTTGCCGTTGAGGAAGCATGGTTAAAAGAGACGGAAGATTTGCTTGATGCACTAAATAAGTAAGGAAGGAGAGAGGGAAGATGTCGAAGTTAAAAACAGATAGATACACACCATCAACATCGAAAAAAGGCGAGATAGTAGTTCATTTATTACCACCATTATCGAACGAAGTTGATTCATTCTGCAAGATGATCGATAAAAACAGGACGCTATTCATTACAGAATGTGTCTCTGCGCAATTAAAAGCACTGAAGAGCGATGTATTTACGTTAAACGGGACTTATACCCGGATGGATTTAATGAAGATCCTGAATAACAAAAAGTAAGGAAGGAAAAGGGAAGATATGAGTCAAACACTATTTGAAATCGTGGACGATTATCAGAATCTCTACGAATTAGCCACAGATCCCGATACGGATCCGGAAGTATTCAATGACACCTTGGAAGCCATCAAGGGTGCGCTTGAAGTCAAAAGTGGCGGTTACGTCAATGTTATCAAACAGCTTGAGATGGAAGCGAAGCAGGCGGACGAAGTATCGGAGATGTTCAAGAAAAAGGCGGAAGTTCGCAAGAACAACATTAAGCGTATGAAAGAAATGCTCAAAAGTGCGCTTGAAGCCACAAATCAAGAATCACTCACGGCAGGGGCATATACTATCAAACTTCAAAAAAATGGCGGAGTTCAGCCACTTGTTATTGATGGAGATGTTCCGCAAAACATGACAAAGATTGTTGTCGAGCCGGACAATGTCAAAATCAGGGAATACTTAAAAGACCATTCATGCGAGTGGGCGCACTTGGAAGAGCGCGGAAAACACATTGTTATCAAATAAAGGGAAGGAGTTAAGCTATGGGATTACCAGTATTGATTTTAGGAGAGACAGGCTCCGGGAAGAGTTACAGCATCAAAAACTTTAACGTGAATGAGGTCGGGATTTTTTCGGTTGAGAAGCCATTTCTGCCATTCAAGAAGGATTTTAAGATTCTTAAACACGCTACTTACAGCGATATTGAGAAGGTGTTTAAGGATCCGCAGCTCAAGACGTACATCATTGATGATTCACAATATTTGTTAGTCAATGAAATGTTCGACAAGGCAAAGGATGCAGGATACGGCAAATTTACGGATATTGCACTCCATTTCAGGAATCTTATCCATTTCATTAACCATTCAATGCCGGATGATGTGATCGTGTACTTCCTACACCACACCGAGACCGACAGCAACACCGGGAAAATAAAGGCGAAAACTGTCGGCAAGATGCTCGATAATCAGCTTACTGTGGAAGGTTGCTTTAATATCGTACTTCTTTGCTCGGTGGAAGGTGCTGAACACTATTTTATCACGCAAAGTGATGGTTATACAACCGCAAAAAGCCCGGAAGGAATGTTTGATATCCGCATTCCGAATGACTTAAAAGCGGTTGACGTGGCTATAAGGGATTATTACGGCATCGCAGAGGTCAAGAAGAATGATAAATGAGGTTTATCCGGACGGAACATTTGAAGAATGGGATAAACCGTGTCCGGATTGCTATAACACCGTAATGGTGTATTACAAGCGAGAAGGACCACATATTGGAGCTTATTGCTGTTTTTGCGACAGATGGCTCGGATGGTGTAAGCAATGGACAAACAAAGATTGGGAAAAACGCGTCAAAGAACGTGATTTATACACTTGTCAACGTTGCGGAAAACTCTTACAAGGCCGCGAAGCTCATGCTCATCACAAGATCCCGAAATGGTTTATGCCAAAACTTCAATATGAGTTAGACAACGGAATATGCCTTTGCACAGCTTGCCATAAGCAAATACACGGCAAGGGCGGAACAATAAAAGAAAGAGAGGAATAATTATGAAACCAATAACTAATATTTCGGAAGTTAAGGAAGCAGGGGATAGTTCAAGACTTCCGGCAGGCGGATATGTCTGCAAGTACACCAAAGTTGAGGATGTACCCGATAAGAATTACCTGTATATGGAGTTCGACATTGCGGAAGGCGAATTTAAGGGCTACTACAAGGATCTTGAGGAGCAGTTCGATTTTTGGGGTGGAAAATGTTACAGATCATACACCGAGAAGGCTCTTCCGATGTTCAAGCGGATGTGTTCGGCGGTTACGAAGAGCAATAACGGCTTTATCTTTGACGGAAACGCACACGCCGATGAATCCACTTTGATCGGTAAGCTTGTTGGAATGGTTCTGGGAGAAGAAGAGTACATCGGTAACGATGGAAATCTCAAGACGAAGTTGTATGTGGTTAAGGAAGTTCCGGTTGAAGATATCAAGGCAGGCAAGTTCAAAGTTCCGGCCCTCAAGAAGCTTCCCGAAAATCAGACAGTAACAAAAAAGGCTGATGATGGATTTATGAACATCCCTGAAGGAACAGACGAGGAGACACCTTTTAACTAATGATTATTGTTGAAGATAGTAGACAAAAAAGCGGAATGCATGAGATAAAGCACTCTCATTTTGAAGAGATGGGAGTGCGGCTAATCCGCAATATGCTTCCATTCGGTGATTATGCTCTTCCACCTTCTGTCTCAATAGATACAAAGGCAAATATGGCGGAAATCGCAAGCAACATAGGTTCAGACCATCAACGATTCAAGCGCGAATGTATAGCGGCAAGAGATGCCGGATGTAAACTCATTATTCTTGTGGAGAACACGGACGGAATAACATCCATTGAGGAAGTCCATAAATGGGTTAATCCCGAAGTGATATACAGACCGAGAGCCATTACAGGGGAACGGCTGCAAAAGGCTATGCAGACCATGCATGAGCGTTACGGGGTGGAGTTTATGTTTTGCGAGCCGGATGAGGCAGCAGAAAAAATCATGGAGTTATTAGGGGTAGCAAATGAACGAATTGAAACAGGCAGCAATTAAATATGCGAAGTTAGGGCTTGCTGTTTTTCCGCTCATTCCGAGGGATAAAAAACCGCTTACCCAGAACGGGTTTAAAGATGCCACAACAGACGTTAATCAAATAAATGCTTGGTGGGATAAAACACCTGATGCCAATATCGGGATCGCAACCGGGCAGATGTCCGGGGGCTTGGTAGTAGTCGATATGGACGTTGACAAGGAAGAAGGCAAGGACGGATATCATACTTTTACAGATTGGTGTGACGAAAATGCGCTGATTCTTCCTGATAGTTGGCTTTCCATTACAGGCCGTGGCGGATATCACTTGTTTTACAAGGCAAATACAGTGGTTAACAGCCGTATAGGTTGGCTTGAAGATGTGGATATCAGGGCGGACGGTGGATACATAGTCGCGCCACCTTCCATCCATCCAAACGGTACGTTATATCAGTGGGAGCAGGATCCGGAAGAATATCCGCTTATCACAGTTGATGATATTGATGTTGAATATCTTGTTAATTCCATATTAGTAAGCGGAAAATCATCAAACGAGCCATTGAAGGTGCCAGACGAGATACCAAAAGGACACCGGGACGAGTATATGTTCAAGCTTGCTTGCAAATATCAGCAAATGGGAATGTCTGACAGTGCTATGTTGGCAGCCCTGCGAGCAGAAAACGAAGCCAGATGCAAGCCACCACTTACTGACAAGGAAATCAAGAAAAAGGTTGAACAGGCACAGAAATACAAAAAAGGCGAGGTTATAGAGCTTGACGGAGTTGTGGAGCAACGTACCACATACGGCAAGACCAGACGGAAGATCGAAGAGAAAATCACAGAAAATGATCTTGAGATGCCTACCTTGGAAGAGTTTGAAAAACGCGAGAAAGAGTGGCTTGTACCCGGTTACATTCCAAAAGGGTGTGTTACGCTGCTTTGCTCCGATGGCGGAATCGGTAAGACTACACTATGGTGCGACACGTTGGCGGCATTAACTACCGGGCGGACAACTATATTCGATAAGGCTTTAGAGAATCCATTTCACACAGGAGAGTCTCACAATGTTATGTACTTCTCAAAGGAAGATCCGACAGAGGAAGTCTTAAAGGGGCGGTTGGAAGAAGCCGGGGCAGATGAATCCAAAATAAGATGTTTCGGTTTGGATGATGAACGAATGAGCAAGATATGGTATGGATCGCTACTTCTTGAACGGCTGATAGAAAAGTATCGTCCTGATGTGGTGGTGTTTGACACGTTGCAGGCGTTTTTGCCGGACGGAACAGACATGGCAAAGCGTAAAGACATGAGAGACGCACTTAACCCGTTAAATGCACTCGGCGCGAAGTTCGGAACAACATTCTTGATGATTATGCACACAAACAAAAGTAACAGTTCCGGGCGGCAACGTATGGCGGACAGTTCGGATATCTGGGATCTCGGACGAAGCGCACTCATGGCAGGCAGAACAAAGGATAATAACGTGTGTTATCTATCACACGAAAAATCAAATTATGGAAGATTGCAGAGAACAATATTGTTTGAAGTAACAGAAACGGGTGTTATTTTTAAGGGTACAAGTAAGCGCAAAGACAGGGATTATATGTCAGATAACATTAGTTATTCTATCCCGTCTCCGAAGCTGGATGAAGCAAAGGATTTCATTATTGAAAATGTTCCTGAAGAGGGAATTGAGGTGCCGGAGTTGGAAAAGTTGGCAAAATCGGCAGGAATAACAGTGGAAACCTTGAGAAATGCGCGAGCAGAGATGAAAAAAGAGAAGCGGATTAAGATCAAACAATCGGGATTCGGCAGCTCGAAAAAATGGACTCTCTATACTGTAAATGAAACGGAGACCTAGAGAGATAAAAAAGTTAGTATTTATAAGGGTTTTACTCTCCGGGTTATCATAACCCAGAGAGCAAAGAGAAGGGGTTAAAAAGCATAACCTAGAGAGGGGAAAAATCATCTCTCCGGGTTATCATAACCGAGAGAGTGGAGCTATTGATTTTAGGGCGTTTGCGTCTCTCCGGGTTATAGAATGTTTGTAGAGTAGAGAAACCCTAAAATTTTAAGGATAACCCAGAGAGCAAAAGCCATAACCGAGAGAATACAAACCCTTGTAAATAGGGCACTTGAGAGGAGTAGAAGAATGGATATTAAGGAATACGTTAAAATCTCCGCCGATGTTTGGCAGCTATTCAAGCACAAGCACGAAGGGGAAATATCTTGGGATCAGTGGTGGGATGGTGTTCACAAGCTTAATAACGATTATGAAAATCATCCGGGGTACAAGTTTATGCAGGCACTCTTAAAAGTATATTTTGACCAGATAAAAGAGGTGCAACATGAGTGAACTCCGCAAAGCAACACACAAACTATGCAACACCTGCCGCTACTCAATGGGGTTCGGCTCGCAACCGAGTAACGCGAACTGTCCGGCTAACATCTGTTGTAATTACCTTGAAATAGAAGGACATAGCCGGATCTTCTATAACGGTGGCAAACGAAGCTTCCCAAAGGAATACTGCGACAAGTACGAAAAGGGCAAGCGGTATACGCTGAAGCACAAGAAGGGAATATCGAAGAAGGGAGATTGCTATTATGAATGATTTTGGAACATGGCTGAAAACCACAAGGAAGTCGAAGGGAATTAACCAGAGAAAACTGTCAAGAATGACAAACATAAGTCCGGGTACTATTTGCAATTACGAACACGGCAAATTTGAACCATCACTTTACACGATGAATCAGATCACGGAAGCATTAGGGTATGAGTTGGTTATAAAGGAGAGAATATGAGCGAACAGGAATTTGAAGAAATCAAAGAGAGCATATGCGACAACTATTGTAAGTACCCGGATATGTATTTATCGGACTACGCAGACCCGGACGAAGCAAACACGGCAATGATGAATGAAGAATGTGAGTATTGCCCTTTAGGAGCGTTGAAATGGACGGACAGATAGATTTTTTTGACCTGATAGAGAAGCAATACGAAACCGAAATCAAGAGTTGCTTATCTTGTGAGAATTGCAGACCAACACAGATGTTCAAGCACTTCTGCAATTCTACAAGGCAAGTCATTACGGAACACACGGGAAGTTGGTTATGCCACAACAAACTATACGAAAGGCGTACAAAATGAGCGACAAACTACCACGCATACAAGCAATCATAGAAGCGACAGAGGAAGTTTTACAGAGGTATGCGGATAAAGAAGTTAAGACAATAGCAATGGCAACCGCTTATGAGCATATAAGGGAGATAACGAATGACATATCAGGAGTTTTTGAAAACAAAAGAGATACAGACAATACAAGCCGGATTTGACGTACCCGAGGAATGGTTATCGGATAAACTGTTTGACTTTCAACGGGATATAGTCAGGTGGGCATTAAAGAAGGGCAAGTGTGCAATTCTTACGGGGTGCGGAACGGGTAAAAGTTTCATGCTTTTGGAATGGGCGTACTGCGTACACAAAAAGACAGGTGGCAAGGTTTTAATCTTATCCCCGTTGTCAGTAGTCAAACAGACGGCACATGAAGCTGAAAAGTTTGATATATGCAAGGTAAATATCTGCCGTACTGCCGAGGATGTTAAGGACGGAATAAACATTACAAACTATGAAATGATCGAACATTTTAATGCGAGTGATTTTGTGGGGATAGTGCTTGATGAAAGCTCGATAATAAAGAGTTTCACAAGCAAGACGCAGGGCGATTTGACAGAGCGATTTTACCGGACACCCTACAAACTGTTATGTACCGCAACAATCGCACCGAACGATTATACCGAGATCGGAACGTCATGCGAGTTTTTAGGGATAATGAGCCGTACTGAAATGTTGGCAACGTACTTTATCCATGACGGCGGTAAAACATCGGATTGGCGATTAAAGAAAGCCGGGGTCAGTAAGTTTTGGGAGTGGTTTGCAACATGGGCGATCTATTTCAATAGTCCTGCTGATTTAGGGTATGAAGTTAAGGGGTATGACTTACCTGATTTAAATCTTCATACGATCATCACAGAATCGGAGATTGAGGATTATCAGATGTTTGTCAAGGTTGCCGAGACGTTGCAGGAACGTAGGGAAGCTCGTAAAGAGAGTATGGAAGATAGGACGGATAAAGCATACGAGTTGACCGAGAGTGACCCTTCACAATGGCTGATATGGGTTGACTACAACGATGAATCGGAAATGCTACGGCGCAAGATTCCTGAATGTGTAGAGATAAAAGGGTCGGACGAGCCGGAAGTCAAGGCAAAGGCAAGTATTGATTTTGCAGAAGGGAACATAAGGTGCTTGGTATCAAAGGCTTCAATATTCGGATTCGGCAGTAACTTTCAATCTTGCCATAACGAGATATTCTGCGGATTGTCGGATAGTTACGAACGATTCTATCAGGCGGTAAGAAGGTGTTGGCGATTCGGTCAGACCCAAGAGGTCAATGTTTACATCATCTTGTCGGAGAAGGAAGTAAACATCCTTGAGAACATCAAACGCAAACAAGCGCAAATGGATGAAATGCAAAAGCAGATGACCGCACTGATGAAGGAAGTCACGTTATCCGAGATTCAGCATACCACAAGGATAACAACGGACTATAAGCCGGAACAGAAGATAATAATGCCATTGTTTATGAAAGGAGCATGAGGATGAACGTAATAGATCAGTATTCAACGGAGAGATACAGCCTTTATAACGGAGACACAACGGAGATTATAACAGCGATACCCGATAACAGCGTGGGGTTATCCGTGTTCTCTCCGCCATTCTCACAGTTATACACTTACTCAAATAGTGATCGCGACTTGGGTAACAGCCGTAACGATGACGAGTTTTACACCCACTTTGAGTTTATCGTCAAGGAACTGTTTAGGATTTTACAGTACGGGCGTGTAGTTGCGATTCACTGTATGCAGATTCCGGCTATGAAGGAACGTGACGGGTATATAGGTTTAAAGGACTTTCGCGGCGATCTGATAAGGCTCTTTCAGAAGTGCGGATTCATATATCACGGTGAGGTTACTGTATGGAAAGACCCGGTTGTTGAAATGCAACGCACAAAGGCACTCGGTTTACTGCACAAGCAGATTAAGAAGGATTCGGCGCGTACTCGAATGGGTTTACCTGATTACGTAATCTTCATGCGGAAGGACGGAGACAATGATAATCCCGTCACTCATACCGATAGCGACTTCCCAGTTGATTTATGGCAGGATTACGCGTCACCTGTATGGAGAGAGTACGCATCACCCGTATGGTGGAATATCAACCAAAGTAACACCCTTAACCGTATGTTTGCGGACGAGGAATCGGAAAAGCACATATGCCCCTTGCAACTTGATGTTATCGAGCGGTGCGTAAAGCTCTATTCAAAGGAAGGTGACACGGTATTTACGCCATTCATGGGTATAGGGTCAGAGGTATATCAGGCGGTCAAGATGAATCGTAAGGGTCTTGGCATTGAACTGAAAAGAGAATACTTCCTTCAAGCAAAGAAAAATCTTATGACACTTGATGATGAAGATAAGCAGATCGATTTTGAACAGTATTTTGGGTTGAAGGTATAGGAGATAAGGGATGAAAAATCGCGTACTAATGATATTGGCAACAGTAGTGTTAACCGCCGGACTAGGACGGATTCAGTGCGGCAATCACATAGAGACGTGGTATGACTTGCCGATGGATAAGGTTGTAGCGAACGCACAAGAAGTAATCCCGTGTGAGTATTGGGTGCGTGATGACGGGGTAAAGATGTTCGGAGAGTGGGTTATCGTGGCAAGTCATCCATCAGTGACAAGGTACACGCTAGTTGAAACGTCACTAGGACAAGGGATAGTGCTTGATAGGCACACGGCAGGAGATACGGAGTTATATGATATTGCGACAGATTGGAATGAGTGAGGAAATGCGAGAAAACATCGAATGGCTGATAGAGCTTTATACACGCAGGATAGAGAGATTAGAACAGGACGCAAAGGAGCGAACCAGAGGAATAGGAATGACCTACATCACGGGAGCAATAAGGGCATACAGTGAGGTTGTCGAGGATTTACGGGCATTGTTAGAGGAAAGTGAGGAATGACATGGCGACATATGAAATTAAGGCAGAAATGAGTCTGAAAAAGGTTGTTGCCGAATCAAGGGAAGTTGCTCAAGCCTTGAATGAATTTGCCAATAATCTTGAGCGGATTGAAAAGAAGTATACAGAGCAAGAAAGCGAGGATGAAGAATGACAAACATAACCATATACGATACCGAAGCAGAAAAACTAAACGAAGCGGCGGCAAAGGTAGGCGAGAGTGTTGCCACAGTGATTGAGTGGCTAGTAGAGGAAAATCTTGATGATTTGGTGAAGGAGCAGACGAATGACAAATGAAGAAGCGTTACAAATATTAGATACTATACCAACAATAGGCGAACAAGTTGACGCTCTTGAAATGGCAATCAAGGCATTAGAGCAACAGCCGTGTCCTTATTCAACTAAAGACGGATATTGTCAATATGATGATATAGCGGAAACCATACCGACAGAGCAAGAGCCGTGTGATGATGTGGTAAGCCGTAAGGATATTCAAGACTATATAGCAAAATATCTTTCACAATATCTGTATGAGGACGTAAGACAAGCGGTTGAAGCGATAGATACATATATCGGAGATATGCCTTCCGTCACGCCGAAGTCGGGGAAGTGGATATTAACCATTGAAGATTGGAATAAGTGGACTTGTTCTAATTGCGGTTATGTGAAACGAACAGATATACACGTCAATATAGGGTGGAAGTTTTGCCCTAATTGCGGTGCAAAGATGCAGGAGGTAGAAGATGAATAGAGAAGAAGCGTGGAGAAGCGCAAAAGGTTATTTGTATGATGCTTTAGACGGGAAAGAAGCTGATGAAATTATCAAAGCACTAGAACGAGAGCCTTGCGATGATACGATAAGCAGACAGGCGGTGCTTGATGCAACAGTTAAGAGAAATAGTATTTGGAACAAGATTACCAATTCCAAAGGCGAAAATCTTGAAGAAATAATATTACAGTTACCGTCCGTCAATCCACAGCCGAAGATTTGGCATTGGATAGAAAGCCGCTGTGATATGTATGAATGCTCTGAATGTGACCACATTTATACAGATTTAAGCGGTGAAAGATACGGGATGAATTATTGCCCTAGTTGTGGAGCAAAGATGGTTGAGCCACAGGAAAGTGAGGAAAAATGCGAATAGATAAAGATATACATAATGTGTTTAATTTCTTTAGTGGGGATGATATAAGATGGCACGATTTCCATGAAGTAGGTGTGGATGAATACTATTACGATTATTACTATGCCGAGGATTGCTTATATGTGATTAGAGATAGAATCTATGAGAAATATTATTTTGTTGAGGCTAGAAGCCCTAAACAGGCTTTAGATAGCATGAAAGAAATAGCTGAAATGATAGCAAAAAGCCATTATGATCTACAAGCAGAAAGCGAGGGATAAGGAATGAGCGGTGGAAGTTATAACTACATATACAGTAGATTATCAGAAGAATGTGAAAATCAAATGTACGATGCTGAAATGAATGACCTTATAAAAGATTTATGTATTGTATTACATGATTTAGAGTGGTGGCAGAGTTGTGACTCATCAGAAGAACGATACAGAAAAACATTAAGCAAATTTAAGAAAAAATGGCTTGGGGGAGATAGGGAGCAGAGACTAAAAGGATATATTGACGAACAGATAAGTATTGTGAGAAGTCAATTATATTCCTTGATAGGTGATCCACAGGAAAGTGAGGAAATCAGCGAACGCAACATGAAAATGTGGGAAGGGATTTTCAAGGCAGAAAGGAGGAATGAATGAAACTGCTGATACTTGATATGCCAGAAACGCATATCTTAATTGGACTATTCGTTATAGGGTGGCTTGTTAATATCGTACACGCAATTATTACAGACGATTGGAATAATTCTTTGTTTTAGAGGAAAGCGAGGAAGTATGAGCATACAAGATTTAATCAAACAACTACACGATATGGCGTTGTTATACGGGGATAGGGTTATCTTAACCATAACAGACGGACAAAATGAATATAACATCAAAGAGATAATCGGGAAACAATGTGCCGAATACTTTGAGCCTACTGATAACGTTGCAGAGGTTGTTGTTACTATTGGCAGAAAGTGAGGATAGGAATGACTATATATGTTGACAATGGAAATACAGTAAAGATTTATCCAACCAAAGCAAAAGTAGCTAAAGCCATCGAGGCTTTACTTGAATTAGATGATAACTCTGTTTGGAGTGAGACAGATAAGGGTTATGGTGTTGCAGTGATTTATAAGGCAAAAAGTAAGGATGTATGCAAGTAAAGGCGGTGGGAGTATGGGTTACATAGTGGGTTATGCACTTGTGGGTGCGTTTTTGATCGGCGCATTAGTCGGTATTGGTATAAGCAAGATAATTGATAAGGAGTGAGTGTATGGAAGTATGGATATTCGCAGGATTGATAGGGATGTGGTTTAGCGTTTTGCTTTTGGGAGCAGGAATATTGATCGGGAGGGGTATACATGACAAGGGAAATGATGATGTTGTTGATAAAAGCATGGACGAAAGACAGCCTATATTGGATAGTAGTAGTCTATCTGATGTTCGGAGTGGGTGTAGCAGTCGGAGCGGCAATCAACGAGATAATCCACAAGTGGACGAAGTAATCAGCGTGCTTGATACATTGAGAGTCGGGGCAAGTAGGACAGAGAAGGCAGCACTCGATTATAGCAAGGAATGTATAGATATAGCTCACAAACTGGCTAAATACTTCAAGGGGGAAACAAACGAATGAAACAATACATCAGGCTTAAACCATTAGAAGATAGCATACCAAGGAAACACAAACCGCAAAGATTGACGGAGCAGGAGAAACTTAACCGCTTGTATCTATTAGCGGACAAATTAGGGGTAAAAATCGGAAATGATAGCAGAGGGGTATAGGCTGAACGGCTACGATGCCAAGTACGAAAAGACTACATATCACGTCCGGATCCGCTACGAAGATGACAAAGTGGTTATCCATGAAGTGACAGAGGCTAATTCCGGTATTACGTTTATTTACGAAATTAAGAAGGGGCATAAGAAGGAGCGCAGAAAACATGACAAATAATCAGCAAAAAGCATCATCGTATTTGATGGGCATCAGGGACATTGAAAAGAAGCTGCATAACAAGAGGCTTGAGCTTGAAGCTCTTCGGTATAAAGCTTCCGGAGCAGGAGCAATTCGCTATGACAAAGATCGAGTTCAAGCGTCACCAGATGATTATCTTGCCAAAGCAATGGTTGATATCATTGAAATTGAGAAGCAGATTGAGAAAGATGAATCTTCTATCGAGAAGAAAAAGGGAAAAGCATATGGAATGGTGCGGTTGATGACGGTCCCAGAGCAACGGATTCTGATTGAGTGGTATTATCTGAATGGTCTGTCAATGCAGGAAACGGCCTTGAAAATGAGCATTGCAGAGCGTACTACATACTATCTTCGGGATGATGCACTTGAAGAATTTGGAAAATTACTATAAGTTTGCAGACTCATTCAGTTGAATGCAGAAAAAAATAATAATATCATTATACTGACGTAAGTCAGGTGTTGGAGGACATTGAGATGACGAAAGCAGATGTGCATTCGGAAATGAAGTGTTGGATTTGTGGAGACAAGGCAACACATAAAAGAAACATATCAGTTCCAAAATATGATTTCAAACATGAGTATATGTGGTCGGTTCCGGTTCCGGACGATTCACAGAGATGCTTCTGTAAAAAGTGCTTTGATGCTTTTATGACAGAACAGATCGAAGATAACAAAGCATACGTTCGCTTGAAAAAGAAAAGAATGTTTGCCAGAGCCTTGGATCTGATGGAGCATCAAAAGATTCCGATGTATGAGTATCGAGAAGCAATCAACACGGTTCAAGAGTATTTTATGAATAATCTTGATAAGTTCGATAGCTCATATGAAATAATGGCAGCAATAGTGCTGATTTATAATCACATTCATATCAAACCGCAAGCCAAGATTGACAGATATCAAGTGGACTTTATGCTTGATGAAGAACATATTATCTTGGAAATAGACGGAGACCGTCACAAGCTCCGCAAAGGTTATGACTCCGGAAGGGATGCAGATATCAAACGGATCCTCGGAAAAGATTGGGAGATTATTCGTATCAGCACAGAATGTCTTGATATGAATGTTACCAAGCTTGTTTCAGCAATTGAAGCGGTTCTGGATAACAGACATAAAAGAAGCTCATAAACTAACTCCAATCATTTGAAAAACCTTCTCAAGCACAGCGCACTCATCATTCCGGTGGGTGCGTTTTGTGTTGGAGAAAATACCGGGGAATATATGTCTAACCCACGCTACCACAACGGCAACCTTCGCCGCAAATACAGAGCAAGACTCAAAGCAATGGGAGCCGAGTGCGGGATCTGTAAAGGTCGGCTCGGTCCTATTCATTATGACGAGCCATCGGATGCAGATCATCCTTTGTCATTCGTCATTGATGAAATAGCCCCTATATCTCGATACAGAGAATTCGGGTACGAGTCCAAGGAAGCGGCCTGCGCCGACTGGCACAACCTTCAGGCAGCTCATTACTGTTGTAATGCCGCCAAGGGAGCGAAAACAAATAATGAAAAAAAGGTGGCTCGGATAGCTAAAAATAATATTATGAGCAGAGCGTTCTGACCACGGCAGGACAAGGGAGGGGCGGAGGAACCCCGCACTACCCCCGAAGCGACTCCGCGCGGGTGAGCGCCGATTTACACACAGGTGTTATTTTAACCATGACAAGACTTGATAAATTGAAAGAGTTGGAAGCGCATCTGTATGATTCGTTGATGAGCTGTGAGGACAGGTCGCTTGCATCCATAACAAAGCAATACCGGGAAACAATTAAAGAGATAGAGGAGATTGAAGGTGGCGAAAGCGAAGACGAAATCGCTGACATCCTCAACAGTAGGAATGCTGATGGGAAGTCAAGAGCCGTCCGTCCGAATCGCTCCTGAATATCTGACAAGTGATGGACTTGATGCTATCAAGGTTTTAAATCTTGGTGGTTTTTATCCGGATCCTTGGCAGAGTGATTTGTTGGACGATTGGTTGGCAATCGCGCCGAGTGGTAAATGGGCATGCAGAACATGCGGCGGTTCAGTTCCGCGACAGAATGGCAAGACAGGCATTCTTGAAGCCAGAGCTGAAGCAGGCATGATTCTTTACAACGAGCAGGTCGTTTACACGGCGCACTTACAGAAGACGGCAACGGAGACATTCGAAGAAATGGCAGTTTTCTTTGATTCTCCGAAAATACGGACTTATGTAAAGGATATTAAGACAGCACTCGGAAGAGAGCAGATCGTGCTGAAGAGCGGAGCAAGGGTAAAGTTCCTTGCACGAACACGCAACGGTGGACGAGGACAGCATGGAGATCTGTTGATATTCGATGAAGCACAGGAGCTTGATGCAAATGCACAGGCTTCTTTTTTGCCTGCAATATCCGCAAGCTTGAATCCGCAGGTGGTTTATACAGGCACTCCACCTGATGCCGAGTCTGACGGTACGGTGTTCCGGGGCATAAGAGAAAAGGCTATTGCCGGAGAGACAAAGACAGTTGCTTGGTTTGAGTTCTCCGTGAACGAGATCGGCAACGTCAAGGATCCAAAACGATGGGCAGCAACAAATCCTGCACTTGGACGCAGAATCCTTCTGTCAACGATAGAGTCAGAAGTTGAACAGATGGATGAGGACACGTTTGCAAGAGAGCGGCTCGGTTGGTGGTCTCCGATAATCAGCAAAAAAGTCGATTATGCCATTGAAGAAGATGTATGGGATGCCTGTTCATCATCAGAGGTGGCTCCTGAAGGCAAGACAGCTTATGGTGTGAAGTTCAGTCCGGATGGTTCAGAGGTCGCCTTGTGCGTTGCGGTAGTTCCGCAGGAAGGTCCGGCAAGGATAGAGCTGATTGACAGAAGACCGACAGGATTAGGCACACAATGGCTTGCTGATTGGTTGAATGAGAGATATCAGAAGGCATCATGCGTTGTGATAGATGGTCGCAACGGTGTTGATGTACTTGTGGATAAAATAACAAGTGTTTGGAAATATAAAGGCTCTATTATTCGTCCAAATGCAAAGGAAGTTATTGCGGCGGTTGGCAATTTGACAGATTCGTTGAACGAGCAGACCGTCACATGGTTTGACAAACAAGACGCACTCCGGGATAGCGCCATAACTTCAACTAAACGTCCCATTGGTGGCGGTTGGGGATTCGGTGGCGAAGATTCCGCGCCGATTGAAGCTTGTGCGCTTGCGTTTTGGGGTGCGAAGAACAGTAAAAGAGATCCGTCAAGGAAAATGAGGATAGGATAAATGCAGTTAAGTATTGTTCCTGAACAGATTATAGGATTTGATTCGTATGAGGCTAAACGCTTTCAGAAGTTGCTGAATGTATATAATTCTC